GCTTGGTGCTAGGCTCTGCAAGCCTCTTGTACATGGTGTACATGTTCTCTTGCACAGGCTTGACGCTTTGATTCCAGTATGCGTCTGCTGCTTGCTGGTCATCTTCAGCATACTTGCGGTACAAATAGCCTGGGCCTGCGCTTAAAGCTTGTAGGGGCGACTGCCATGCGCCACCTAGGAATGCTGCAGGTCCACCGAGCAATGTACGTGCTACGTCGGTAGCAGCGGCTGTGCCTGTGGTAGCTTTGTCATACAGAGTTGAGAGAGGTGGGACACGTGCAGGCTTAGGTAACGGGCCGGGTAGTGGCTTAGTGTTGTCGTCCCATTCGTTAGTTGCCATGTCTAGTAGCCTTTGTTAGTCTTTGTCTTTAGGCGACCAGTTCGGGTGTGCCTTTTGATACGCAGCGCGCCCTTCAGCATTCCAATGCGCGTCCAAGTATTGCTCTAACTCGTCTGGCGTTAACTCATTAGTGTAGTGCTGTAAGTCTTTGGTGCGCGCATTATCAGGCACTACTTTACCTAGGTCCGGGTCGTAGCGTGTGCTATTCTCGAGTAGAAGCTGCAGGTCATCATGCGTAATCATGTTGTCATGCACGTCACGTATTTCACTTGGGTTTAGCAGCTGCACTTTATCTTTGATAAACTGCTCAATTTGCTCAGCAGCGCTGTACGCGCTATCTCCATAGTTGTCTTCATCATAGTAACGCTTCAAACGCTTGTTGATCTTGTCGTACTTGGACAGTTCTTTCTTGTCAACGCGATCCGCCAATGCAGCACGCATAAGGTTGTATGCTGATGTTGCTGCTGCAAAAGGCTCACTGCCTATTGCATCTTCAAACACGTTTATTAAAGCAGAGCGCAGCACATTGTCAATTGCAGGATTAGGCGTGAACGCTGATTGCGCAGCCTTAGCTGCTTGTGCCAATGGCGCCACAAACTCAGGCACGACATCAGCAATCTTAGGCGTGGGTAGCATCTGATTGACTGCCACTTGACCAGCACGTTGTAGCACCTCACGACGTGACATAGGCGTGTTGACAGCCTTTTGTGCCAATGCCTCTAAAGGCGTAGGTGTATGGGGGAATGCAGGTTGCTGTACAGGTGGCCGTGCCGGTTGCATTGCACCAGGCGTAGACATAGGCGTAGGCAGCATGGATGAGGGTGGCAATGGTATGTCTGCAGCCCTCACAGCAGGCAGATTCTCAGGTGCCGGTTGCCCAAGTCCGAGGATGCCGCGTCGTCCCAGATCAACAGGCGGCGCCACGGGCTTAGGCGGCCGACGGCCAAAGAGGCCAACCTCCATCATGGCGGGGTCTCGCATTAGGAGACTGGCGCCATCGTCATATGACGGTGACTCGGCTTGCTGCATGAGCATCTCAGCTCTAATACGTGCAAAGTCGTTCTCAGAGGGCATATGGGTTGATCCGCGGCCGGCGGTCCTCGTCGTATGAGTCATCCGGATTGTATACCGGATCAATGTTCAGGAACCCTAAGTCTCGCAAAAGTCTGAGGGCCTGTGATGTTGCGTCTACAAGGTCGTCATGCCTGACTTCTGGGAAGGCGCAGAGCTGGTTAAGCAGCGGCTCAACCCATGACCTTGGGGCACCCGGTACCGTGGTCGACTCAGGTATGTAGATGCGGCCACGTTGGATGATAGGCGCCACCAGATTGAGCCGCATCATCTTGTCGGCAGAGCCCGGGTTGTAGCTCCTCACAGGTAGGCCACCGCGCTGCAGATCTTGCACAAGAGAGATGCCTGCCGACTTGTCCTCGATCAGTATCATGTCGACCTTCTTGCCTGAGCCAAATTCGTTGTCATCGCCGTAGATGCTGGACGCTTCCTCAATGACCTTGGGTCTCAGGTCTGGGTATTGCAGATGCTCCTCCCAGCAGTCGATGACCATTGCCGACATGGGCTTGTCGTCATTGGGCTTAAACACGCCGAAGACAACGCACGCGGTCGGGTCGTTCTTAGTCTTGTCTGACGTGGCGCAGTCGTAGCTTTGCACGACATACTGAAACCTGGGCAAGGGCTTGTCATGCGGCCACAGCTTGAACCAGTTACGCTTGATGATGCCCGCCTCTTCTGGGTCGATGATCTCGGCGTAAATCTCTTGGCGGCCAAGAGTCGTGCCTTCATACTGCAAGATCTGCTTCTGGAATGTAGGGGCTAGGTTCTTGATGTTGTCGTACGTGGATGCTGTGGTGTAGCATACGTCGTCCCCATCGCGATTGACCAGATCCACGATCAGGGGCTTAGGCTTTGGCGTTGTGGTGGCAATGATCTTGGGGTGCTGGCCTAGGCGCATGCCGAATTGCAGCATGTCCCATGCATCGTCAAGGTAGTCCCAGGCTGCGAGCTCATCAAGCCAGCCGCCATGGAACTGTGGACCGCGGAAGCGAGAGGGCTCGGACGCCGCAATTCCTTTGATGATCGTGCCGTTCTTGAGCTTGATTTCGTGTAGCGACTTGATGTAGTCGGAGATCAGTATATCTGGGATGACAGACAGGAGTCCTGAGTCTCCTTCAAAGCACACGTCACGAACATCGCCGGATGTAGGCGCTGATACGAGCCAACGCGTGTTAGGCTGCGACCAACCTTCCCACCACAGCCACTCAGCAGCGCACCGTGTCTTGCCTGCGCCGCGCCCAGCTAGGAGCAACCAAATCGACCACCAGTCACCACTTGGAGTGATTTGATGGTTGTTGGCAATGGATAACCATTTGATGCGGGCTTTGAGTGCCGCCTGCCACTCTGGCGAAGCAGCGTTGAGGTTCGGCCCCGACTTGATCTTTTGCGCTAGCCTATTTGCTATCGCCGGCTTCAGCATCGGCTTGCCTTGCAGCTAGGAGATCAGTGACGAGTGATTGCGCAAAGTCATGTACAACGTCGACCTCGATGGCTCCGTCATTCTTGCCTGTGACTTCGACTTTGGAGTTTTCGCGGTACTCAGCGGGGAACCTAGCAGCCATGGACCGAGACCACAGACCTGTGTTTAGCTTCGGCCCGCCGGGGTTCTCGATCATGTGCTTTTGCGCGAGAGTCTCGTAGTAATCAAGCGCATCAAGACGCGCTATTTCTAAGGCTGCTCGAAAATCCTCGTGTGCGCCTTCCCAGTTGCGGAGGTTATTAGGCGCAATCTCAAGACGCGAAGCGATTTGCCAACGTGAAAGGCCCAGCTTTCCCATGCCCTCGATCTTGGCGCAAAGAGCAGGATCATAAGTGGAGGGTCTACCACGCCCAGGCTTTGTGAGTTCAGTCATAGTCGTCATTATACACACTCGGTGGAGCCAGAGCATACTCTTTTATGCTGTTCTGGCGGATTACAAAAAAAATTACAAACATCGCGAAAACTATATAGGATGGTGTATATATATATATATAAATATATTTAGATTTATAGATAGTAATAAATGTAATATTGTAATTAGAGAATCGTAACAACAACTTAGAGCATTTTTTCATGTAATTTTTGAGTAATAAGTTTTGTAATTTAGAACGAGTCAGTGCTACTTTGTACTTCTTTCGCAATTGCGTCAGCTGTCTTTTTGGCAATTTGTCTTTTATTACAACTCTCCCAGTCCCGCGTATTACCAATGAACCAGCCTCGCACTGTGACGTTTTTCCCAGCATCTTGGTCATCTTTTTTCATGAACACGATTGCCTCATCTCCCGGTGTAATGCTCGACAGCGCCGCCTTAACGTACTTAGTGTGTGGCATTTTCTCCTCCCCTTGCCAAGTCCGGTAAAGTATTTGCAGCTGCTGGTTGGTGAAGAACGCCATGTCCCCAATGTGGATCTTTATCCAATCAAGAAGCTCATTAGCAAACTGCTGCGTTGGCGACTGGCTCATCTTCACCACCTGCGCCTTGCGCTTTGTTTCCGGAGCTGCTTGGAACGGGTCAAAGTGAGCAATGTCCCTAAGGTAATACCAATTGAGCACCTGGCCAAACCCGCCAGCCCTTGCCCACTTCATGAGCGCCGTCACCAAGGGACGAGTCTCAGCGTTGGTCAGCGTCTCCGGCTTGTAGATTGCTTCACGTCGTGCATTGTTTCCCATCGTGGTGACGTAGGGCCGGTTGGTGGTGAACACAAAGTTCATATAGTTCTCTATGGAATATTGTTGCCCATACTTATTATTTATAGTTATTTCCTTGGACGTAATGAAGTTCTTCAGCTTGGCTGAGTGGTCATCTCTATCCGATGAAGGCTCATTTACCACTACAAAGATCTTGTTTTTCAGTATGCCGTTGAAAGAGCCAAAGAGCTCATCAGGCCCCACAATGATTGCCGGTGACCCCTCACCAATTCCTAGCATTTCTGCTATGAACTCAGCCACTGCTGATTTGCCGATGCCTTCAGTGCTAGATACGAACTGCGGTGTGGTATTGTTACGCCTATACGGGTACTGCACAATGTTGGCAACCCAGTCATGCCAGTACTCAGCGAATTCAGGCTCATCACGAAAGAAGTAGTTGCAGAAGTCAATGTAGATCTGCACCTCGCCTTCTGCAGGCTCATATGCCCATGAGTTGAGGTAGTTGTAACAGCCATCCGGAGTGACACGGATTCCCTGATAGTGTGGATACACCCCTACCTTGCGGATGTCGCACCTCTTATGCCACTTCTTGTACTCCTCAAGCATGGCAATCTCCTTGCTGACGACCTTAGGTGGGCTGCCATTGCGACCAGGTGACATGCTTGTTTGGATGAAAATATGCTGTGCGGCGTCTATCTTGGCTTTTTGGAAGCCCATAATGTGGCCGTCACTGAGTCTGATCACATCGCCATTCAGCATGGCGTAGCGCGTTGAGAACTCATGCAGCTTGACGTCAAGAGTGTCTAGGCCGTTCATCACAATGCTGGTTGTAGTCAGGACCTCGGCCAAAGTCTTGCCTGCCATGAGGTGGTCGTCGATGGCGTACTTCTTGCCTTCTCCGTATCCGAACTTGCCTACACGGCAAAGGTGGACTTCGGCGCCAAGGCCCCGCAGTGTGATTGCTAGCTTAGTCTCAGCAAGAGCCACCTGCTCATTAGGCTCGCCATCCGGCTTGGCGCCGTCATAGTCGAAAATGATGAAGACCTGTCTGCTCTTGGAGTCGAAGCTGGTCTTTTTCCTCCACATGATCTGCAGCAGGTCTTTGTGCAAGTGTAAACCTTGCTTGTCAGTCCAGCTTGTAACACCGGCCAATCCAAGGCAGGCGTAAAGCAGACTGTCTTTGAGGATCGTTTTGTTGATGGCCCAGGCCTTGAATTCCCCTTCTGTGATGATGATGGGGATGTCCACATCCATGGCCACACGGCGCCAGTTTGTCTGTGGCGTGAAGTAGATATGGCTGCCACTGGCTCGAGCCTGTGAGTACTTCATCTTGCCTCTAGGCACCAAGAGCCTAACGCGGTTGAAGTCGGTCAGCTTGCTGTCGATGTCCCAGTACGGGATGCGGATGCTCAGCTCACTGGTGTGGCCGATCAGTTTCCGTGTGGCCTCACGGTCGAGAAACTCAAGGCCCAGAGCTTTGATGTCTGTGTCGTCGAATTGTCTTTCTTTAAGGTAGTTGTTGTATAATTGCTGTGGTGTTAGTACACTTGCGCCAAACCCACTTGGCGCAGTCTGTTGTTGCATAGTCGTCCTTCGTAATGACAAAGGCCCCTAGATTGTCTAGATCTAGGGGCCTCATTTTTTATAAA